AGCGTCAAGCTAATTCGATTGCAACCGCTGAAGCACTTGGATCACTCAATGCACTTAAAAAAGTAGAAAGTGACACCGGGAACAAATTTATTCCAGACGATATATCCACTGCTGTTAATGATTTAGTCTCTAGCGGACAAGGAAAAGCAGCAGCCGCGCTTATTAATAAATACTCAGATAGGCTCGACCCTGCAATCAAAGCTGAGTTTGCAACTAAAAAAGCTCAAACCCCAGTTAACATTGCCCTTCCAGAGGGAGGGACTCAGCAAATGGTTCCAAATGCTAAAGGGGAATATGAACCAGTTAGGATTGCTGGATTTGGAACTGAACTGGAAGCGGGGGTTCTTCCAACCGAAACTCCTTTGACTGCTACTAGAGCTGATGCTGAACCGCTTACAATTAACGATGTTCCAAGAGGCGCAGAGAAAACAAATGAAGTGACAGTTGGCGGAGAGACATATGAGGTGTATGTTGATAAAAACTCACCACTTGAGCCTTACGATATATTTGGAGTGACTCTTCCAAATTTTGAGAACGCACCTAAAGAGCAGTGGACAAATCAAGGCAAGTACCTTGTTAGAAAGCAAACCACAACAGAACCAGCTAAAACAGTTGGGCCAGGCACAGTTGGATATACTCCAAGCAAACAAGAAAAACCAACAAAAGTTGAAGAGGCTATTAAACAATTGACTACCGCTAGGGAGTTGATCAAATCTGGCAAAGAAGAAGAAGCACTTGCGATTGTTCAAGCATTGCAACTCAATGCTCCACTTTTTGGAGGGACTGCATCAATGGACACTCTTTATGATTTCTTTGGGCAACAGAAACAAGATCAAATAATTAAACCAGAACTCCCAAAGTCGATTGAAGTTAACGGGACAACATATAATAGGCCAGCCAATTTCACGGATTCCGAATGGGAGTCTTACATTAATTCTGTTAAGAAATAAATAATTACAACTTTCGATGAGTCCAGGGGAATGGCTAAAGCAAAAGCAAGAGAAAGAATCCGCGCTATCTCCAGAGGAGTGGCTTGCTCAGAAAAAACAAAACGAGCAGGTAGCCGAGAATCTTGATAAAGAAGCGCAAGGCATTCAGCCAAGCGTTGTTGTTGGCATTCCCGGCGGTGGTGGCGTTTCAATTCCAGTTACTGCAGAACGGACGCAAGAATCTGTAAATAAAGAGCTTGAGTCTAGGGTTAAGGAGGCAGAGAAGAACCCAGAAAAAGAGCCGTCACTTATGCAAATAGGTGCTGGGCTTCTAGCGGAGATCGGAATTGCAGAAAGTTCAAAGGTTGCTGGCACACTAGCTGGTGGTGCTATTGCCGCTGGGATAGGACAAGTCCCACCGTTTACCGTTCTTCCGGAGGAATTCATAACAGTTCCGATTGGGATGGGAATTGGATATGCCACAAGTGCTACTGGTGGAGGAGCTGCTGGAAGTATTGCGGCTCAAAAAATTGAGGGTCGTGATTCAATCAACTGGGGCAGAACTGCTGTCTCAGCATTGATGAATTGGATTCCTGGAAGTAAAATTACAAAGGGGCCACAAGCATTAGTTAAAGCATCCGAAGCATTGGCTAAACGCCCAGTTGCCACAACTGCTGCCGTTGGTGCTGTCGCGGCCCCCACAACGGTTGCCGCTGAAGAGCTTTATGAAACCGGCGAGCTGCCCAGTGCTGGAGAACTTGTTGGGTCTGCGGCATTGGCTGGAACACTTGGGGCTGGACTTGGAATTTCGCAGCAAAAAATGACTCCTATTCTAAGGGAGTTTGCCATGAAACCACCCAAAGAACTAAATAATTTAGTGAGCCGTGGGGATAGCGGAGCAGTGTCCTATATTGATGCCGTGACCCAAGGTGTGGACTACAAACAAGTATTCTCATCAGACAACCTCAAGCAATTTGTAGGAACTCTTGGGCAAACTGCAAAGGCTAACATTGCTCCAACCAAAGTCGTCGGAAAAGAGGCTGCTCAAGCAATGCGTGATGCGGCTAACATTGCTTCTACTGGGCGCGAGGTAGGAGGCATCCTTGGTTCTAGGGTGAATGACGCTATCGCAAAGTCTTCAGATCCAGCCGCAGTCCAGCAGTTTGCGTTGGAATATATTACTGGTCAAGCACCTAAAGTGCCAAAGGAACTAGAGTCCTTGTCCACTGACCTATCTCAAGCTAGGAAATACATTGCCGAATATCAAGATGGGCTTCTTGAAATGCACTATAATGGGCAAAGAAAGATGCCTGATATGTTGGTCAAGTACATTGAAGAAAGCAAAAATAGAGGTGACTATCTAACAAGATCGTATGCTTTTCACGGGGATGCTAACTACTTTCCGTCAAAAGAAGCGACTAAAGAACTAATGGATGATCTTACCACGCAGCCTCGTATCAGCATTGATAAACGAGAGTTTATTAAAAAGACTGACGCGCAAGGTCGTAGGTTTGAGGTAAAGAATCCAACGTATGGTGACGAAATTGAATTTCCGCCATTGTCTAAGGCTGATGCAGAAAAGTATATTGCCGAGTTAAATCTCAAAAAAGCCAGCAATCCAGATGAACTACACAATTGGATCTACTCTCAGAACTCTGGAATTCTGAAGGAAAAGAAGGACTTGTCACCAGCGTTAAGAAAGTACCTTGGCGAATACACAACTCCAGGCGAAAAGATCAGCGAAACGATGTCAAAGCTATCTAGGCTTGTAGCATACGATAAAGCTGACAATCAAATCTCTAATATCTTTAGAGATATGGGGATCGCTAAGTTTGCTGGAGAGGGAGTGGAGGGACTTCAGCCGATCAAGTTACGCAGAGGGAATGCAAGAATTGGAGAGGAAGAACTTTATGGGCCACCAGAATTACAAGTGGCAATCAATCATTTGTACGCAAATAACTCTGACAATGCTTCAATGGACTTTGCCGACAACACATTAAAGGATGCGTATCAAACATTCTTGTCGGCATCAAAAGCAATGAAGACTGTTTTTAATCCAGTTTCATATGCTACAAACTATATTTATGGTCCAATGAACATGGCCGGGATGGGTATGAATCCATTCAAGAATATAAACAGAGGTGCTAAGTTTGCAGCCGCTCAATATGAGCCTGTTGCTAAGATGATGTCCAATGTTGATATTGATGAGTTCAAGTCATGGAAAGAACTTGGTGTATTCCCTAAAGGACTCGCGTTTGCTGATATTCAGTCTGGCTTGAAATCTGGGAAAATAGGAAGGTTTGCACAAAAAGCAATTGATCCATTTGGAAAACTATACAGTTTTGCGGATATTCAGAATAGATACATAACTGCAAGAAACTATGAATCCCAATTATTTAAGCAATTTCCAAATGCTTCGCCAGATCTAGTAAGAAAAGAGGCAGCTAGATTCACAAACAATACATCACAGAATTACGATTTTGTTAGCAATGGATTGAAGACGCTCTCAAGAAATGGTATTCCTGCTGATCAGTTTGCAGTATTCACATTTGAATTGATGCGAAATCAATACAATCAAGGGAAGCTTATTAAGAACATGCTTGATGGGTCTTATGCAGAAGAACTATCCCAAAGATTTGGTGTCACTCCTAACGAAAAGGCAATAAAAGAAGAGGCTTACAAAAGGATAGCCTCAATGTTTATTGTTTATGGGACAACAACGGCAACTGCTCTTAAAACAATGGAGTTCCTTGGTGTCGACAGAGAGAAGGAGAGAGCATATCGTGAAACTATTCTTCCAGAATACGCTGAAAAAAAACCTCTTTTCATTAAGGAAAATAAAAAGACTGGTGATATTGGATGGATGAATCTATCATATATCTTCCCGCAGCAACAACTGATTGGTCCATTTGTTGCCGGGATGAATGGCAGGCCGTTGACTGAAGCTGTTAAATTCGGTGTTGGTGGATTAGCAGAAGACATTCGTGGGAAAGGGTCATTTGTAATGAACTCACTTTCACAAGCTGTTAATAACTATAACTTCGAAACTGGAAGGCCAATTAGCGCGTCACCAGATGAAACTACGCAACTCGCAGAAAGGACTGGTTTTGTTGTCGAGAGTTTATTGACTCCTAGTTTTGTTGATTTTGTTAAAAAATCACAAACTAGACCAGCACTTCAAACTGCAGAGAAGCTCGTCGGTCTTCGTTTTAACGACACAAATGTAGATAAAGGATTTGGATTTAGGGCTAGAGCGTTAAAGGAAAATATTAATGCTGTCCGTTCTAATATATCTTCTGCAAGATATCGTGTCGAAGATGGTAAAATGAACCAACAGGAGTTTGATAATTTATACAATCAAAGCAACCAGTCATACAGGGACAACCTTCAATCACTAAACCGCCATGTAAGCAACTTGCGGACAATCGGTCTTGATGATGGCAAGATTGCAGGGATGCTTCGAGAGAATGGATTTGGTAGCGAGATTGCTCTTGCGGCACTTGATGGAGAAATTCTTGACGCACCAAGGATTAAGCGTGATACAATTACGGACGCTTATGATGAAATCTCTAATCTTCCTAGAAAAGACATTGAAGCAAGGATTCGTGAAATAGCCAAGCAAGATCCCAATAAAGGTAAGTCGTTGGCAAGCCACCATAAGCAACGGCTTATTGATGACAGGCTTAACATTGGAGATAAAGATAAGCTGGTGAAAGCACTTAGCACCAACGATGGGACCAGGGCCAGATACATCTTCAAGCAGATGCAAAAGAGCCAAGAGCCAGACTCGGTTCTCAGAGTGTTTATGAAGAAGGGAATTGCTACGCCGGAAGTTGTACGCGACATCAGAATCCTACAGAAGAAATGAAGACCAAAAGCAAAAAGCAAGTCCGCTACCTGCTCAGCAAGGTTTCTCCGCTTTCCTCGACGCAACAGGATAAGCTCAAAAAAGAGTTGCACTCTGGGGCCGTTAAGGTTAAAAACGGCAAGAAGACCAAATGAGCGACGAAGACCTATCAGCGATTGATAGTAAAGAGGCGATGAAAGAGTTCTTCCTTGAAGTCAAGGAAAGGGCTAAGCAATTCCCTCGGAACACTATCGAGAACTACAACCCGAATGTGGCGGCACAGATCCTCTGGATGCTGGCGCAGGGTGGGCGTATCAATGCTATTGCCAAAAAGTGCAAGGTGACGCATGAGACTGTCCGTGCGCTGGAATGGCGGCATAACGACACGCTGGAGTCAAAGCGTAAGGAGTTCTCTAAACGCTACGCCATTGCGGCGGCTGAGTACACAGACCTGCTGTTCGAGAAAGCTGAACAACTGAGCCGTGATCCAGACCAGCTCAAGGCTATCTCCCCAGACCGATTGGCGTTGACTATTGGCATTATGACCGATAAGGCTGGACAGCTCTCTGGCATGGCGAGTACTATTGTCGAGCATCGCAAGGGGCCGTCTATTGATGATGCCGCCAAGATGATTGCGGAAGCCAAGTCTAGGATTGCCAATAAAGTCAAAACGCAAGCAGTTGAAGCCGAAATCGTAGAATGATACCAGAACCAGAATCAAGATACGCAGATTACGCTAAGGATGGTGGTAATCTTGTTCGCCACTACATGGTTGAGCATGACGGCGTTCAGCACAAGTGCCATACCAGCGTTTACGCTTCGTATCTAGCCGAGAAGTTCAACGCTAAGATTTGGAATGTGGTGCTGGAGAAGTTCGTTAAGCCCTTCATTGGCGTGTGCAAACATTGCAAAAAGCGTCGAGAGCTTCACTTTGTTGACGGGAATAGAGGTTCGTTTCCAGCGGAGGAGGATACATTTGGATGTGAGGAATGCGGGAGCGTTTACAGGATTGTTGAAATTCTCATGGAGACAGACGCATACAAAACTAAGTAATGCAGTGGCGCAAACATCCAATCCTTCAGCCTCCCAGCGATGATGAGGTGGCATTGATGGAGCCAGATGATCTCATTGAGCTTCATCGAATCTACCATGAGGCCATCGAGAACGCCGAGAAAGATCCATTCCGCTACGGCTTTAGGCTTCCGCACTGGGAGAAAGCTGAAGAGCAATTGTCGCAAGTCTCTGAGGTTCTGGCACTCGGGGGGAATCGTTGTCTTGCCCCAGAGCAGGAGATCTATGATCCAGTCCTAAAGCGTAGTAAGCGCGTTGACGAGCTTGGATTTGATTTCCACGTACACGCTTGGGATGGTGAGAAGGTAGTTATAGCCAAAGCACAGCCATCCTTCAGAAAAGACAAGCAGGGAATTTACGAAGTTATTCTAGATAACGGCGAATCATTCCGATGCTCAAAATCGCACCTTGTCCTTCACAAGTTGGGGTGGATGCCAGTCGGAGACATCAAGCTGAACGACGAGCTTTCAAGCCCATTCTGCGCTTGCCATCCTCAGTCCAGTTCGGGACGCAACCCTTTAGAGTCACTTCAAGATGGCGAGCATTGCTCTCAAACAGCTCAAGATTCTCAATGCGATTATCGTCTTTCACTCCGTTCTTGTGGTGAACAACTTCCGTGCGGGTCAAATACCGACCAAGATGTTTCTCCATCATTAGACGATGCTCAAGGATATAGCGCGTGTGCTTGCGAGCGTTTGGGTGGTTTGGGCAATAAAGCTCAATGTATCCGTCCTTGTTCACAATCCTGCCACCTTTCCATTCGGGATGTCCTTCGCCGCTTCGTGGCCCTGTCCGCTGACATTGTATCCCGTGCTTTTTACAAACCTTGTAAATTAACTTCGCGGTCACTCGTGGATCTAGCTCCTTTGCCAGCTTTCCCGCGATATTCGCTTGAGTCCATCCTTCAGCAATCCAAAGGCGTATTTGATCTACTGGGTAAGTTATTGAGTTGTGCTTCGGCATACCGACACCCTATCTATTCCCGCCGAGTTGTCAAGATCAATTACCTCCGAGAAGATTATGTCTGGGATTTCCATGTGCCAGTTTACAACAACTACATTGTAGCTGGGGTTCCCCATCACAACTCGGGCAAAACTGCGTGGGGTTCTTACTGCGTGGTCAAAGCCGCCATCGAAAACCCAAAATCAGAGATATTCTGTTTTGCTCAGACATCAGAGGTCAGCATCCGCCAGCAACAAAGCGCGGTGTGGAACTGGTTGCCGCATGAAATGAGGACAAAGCAAACCTCGGCTAACGCTTACATTTCGTACACGAAGAAGAACGGGTTTACGGACAACTCGTTGATCCTGCCCAATGCGTCACAGATTATCTTCAAAACTTACTCTCAGTATCAGAATAACCCAACTATCCTAGAAGGCGCGGAGCTTGGTAGCCGTGACCCGCAGTGGCACAATATTGGCGTATGGCTCGATGAATACTTACTTGGTAACGAGCTTATTGACACCCTGCGCTTCCGTCTCGCTACCCGCAACTCCAAGATGCTGGTGACATTCACTCCGATTGACGGGTGGACAGAAGTTATTAAGGAATACTTAGATGGTGCTACAAGCGTCCAGAGCGTCGAGGCTGAGCTGCTCAACGGCGAGCTTGTCCCCTATGTTCAGCGGAGCAAGAAGCGCAACGCCAGCGTCCACTACTTCCATTCCAAAGACAACCCTTTCGGTGGCTACGAGCGAATCAAGGAGACCCTAGTTGGAAGGCCTCGGGAGGAGATTCTAATTCGCGCGTACGGGGTTCCAGTTAAGTCCCACGCCACCAAGTTTCCCAAGTTCAATAAAGAAGTCAATGTTGTCCAGCCATCAGAGATCCCAACTACGAATGTTACTCGCTATCAGATTATTGACCCGGCGGGTGCAAAGAATTGGTTTATGGCTTGGATTGCTGTGGATGCGTCTGGTACATTTTGGGTATATCGTGAGTGGCCGGGTGTCGATGTAGGCGACTGGGCTGAGTGGAAGGGAGGCAAGTGGATGCCAGGACAAGGGGCTAAGGGGCAGGGCTTTGGTATCCGTGACTACATGGACTTGATTGCCGAGCTTGAGGGTGACGAGAAGATCTTCGAGAGACTAATTGACCCTCGGCTTGGAGCGGCAAAATACCAGTCAGCGGATGGGGCATCTTCCATTATCGAGGATTTGAATGATGCTGGCATGGTTTGTATTCCAGCTCCAGGGTTAGACATCGACGATGGACTACAAGCACTTATTGGCAAGATGTCATGGGACACCACTAGACCTGCGGATTCGGTCAACCGACCGCATTTCTATGTATCATCCGAGTGTGAGAACATTATCCAAGCGTTGTCGGAATACACGGGTGACGGGGGTCTAAAGGAGGCATGGAAAGACCCAGTCGATGTTCTGCGCTACGCCGCCATTGCTGGAATAGATCATGTTGACGAAACCAGAAATCTTGCTACAAGACAAGGAGCGGGAGGCTACTAACAAGCTATGAAGACTCAAAACAAACCGATAGTTGCCGAGGAACTTATCATCGATTGCCTAAAAGAAGCGTATCTCAAGAGGGCAAAAATGGAAGAATATGGGAAAACCCCTAGACTTACGGAGGAGATTGAAACCCTTGAACATGCGATTCGATACATGAAATCTAAACTAAACCATGAAAACAGCACTAACTAAGAAAGCGGCAAAGCGCGGTCGCCCACCAAAAGCTAAGCCAGAAACCCTTGATTCCCCCGTAGAATCTCAAGATGATACCACCTATGAGGGCGACTATCTAGTTATCCGCAAATGCCCAAACCCTAGTTGGGTAATGGTTCGCATGGATGGTGAAGCAGTCCCAGTCAAGGCTCCACCTCGGGTTTCGCACAAACTAGTTGGCAAACCTATAAAAGTTGTTATGATACGCCCCGAAGTAGGCGAGCAGTTCTACGAATACATGCCATCATGAGCGCACCAACAGAAGAGCAAGAAGAGTCGATGATCTACGCCGAGGACGGCCCTAATGTCATGGCGTTGGCTGATGCCTACGACAAGTGCCTAATTGACTTGGAGGAATATTTTGAGGCTTGCTTGCGCTCGTATGATGACCGCCGAAACCTCTGGGAAGGCAAATCTGACGATCTCCGTAAACAGGGCGCAAATGCCTTTCCTTGGCAGGGAGCTAGTGATATTGAGGTCAATGTCGTAGGGGAGCGTATCGACGCATTTGTGGCCATCCTAGACCAAGCCCTGCAGCGTTCCCATATCAAGGCGTTCCCGACTTCTATGGCATCCATGCCCCGAGCCTCAATGGTGTCTGGATTCCTTAAATGGATGCGTTCGTCTTACATCCCGAACTTCCGTCAACAGATGGAATTGGGTGCTAATTATCTGCTAGAGAAGGGGTTGATGGTGTCATATGTCGGATGGAAGCGTGAAAAAAGGACATATTTACAACAGGTATCCATCGAGGAAATCGCACAAGTCTCCCCCGATCTAGCGGAACTTATTGTTAGTGGTGCTGATGACGAGATGGTATTAGGTATGCTTCAGACAGCATTCCCCGACCTATCGTCAAAGCGTGCAAAAAAAGCCATTATGGATCTTCGTAAGAAGGGTCTGGCTGAAGTCTCTGTCCCTCGTACATCGGTAGATTGCCCAGTAGTTTACTCATGTGCCCCCGATGGCGAGGTTCTTTTCCCATCGTATGTGACTGATCCTCAACGCGCTCCGTATGTATTCTGGCGCACATTCCTAACATCTCAGGAGCTTGAGAAAAAAGTAACCTCCGAAGGCTGGGATGCTGATTGGGTTGAGAACGCTATTGAACGGCTCCGTGGTAAAGACTCCATGTATCTCGACGGCGAGAAGCTCAAGACAATCGACCGCTTGCCTATTACGGACGACAACGACCTTGTTATGGTGGTGTATGGCTACCAGAGACTCATCGACGAGGAGGACGGCTCTGAGGGCATCTACTGTACGGTCTTCCATCCAACCACTGAAGGCTTCGCCAAACACGAACTCCTTAACGGTTATGACGACTACCCCTTTGTGGTTACGCGCCTATCGAATGACCAGAAGCGCATGTACGAAACCCAGACCTTCTCGGACATCCTCCGTGGAGCGCAAATGCAAATCAAGACCGAGCGTGATTCTCGTATTGATCGTGCTTCTCTGGCTACTCTCCCTCCATTGTTGCACCCGGCTGGTCGTCCTCCCTCTGATTGGGGGCCAGGAGTAAGGGTTCCGTATCGTCGCCTTGGTGAAATCCAATGGGGGCCACCGCCTCCAGCCGACAATGGCTCTGTTGAGGTTGAGGTATCCATGACCGCACAGGCAGATCGTGCCGTTGGTCTTGATATGTCCAACCCAATCTCCGCCTCCCGCCAGCAATTCGTGGTGTCTAAGTTCTTGGATCATGTCCGCGATGTGCTGAACATGGCGTGGAAGTTGTATCAGCGCATGGGTCCTGACGAGGTGTTCTTCCAAGTTACTGGCAATCCCAACCCACAGGTGATGACCAAGGGTTCGGCTGATGAGAACTTCAGCATCGTGGTGAACTTCGACTCACAGAGCAACGACCCAGAGACTGCCGAGACACAGCTTAAGAACATGGTGTCATTGGTGCAGCTAGACCGCAACGGCATCATGGATGTGAATAAGCTGCTTGAGTTTACGGCATCCAGCATAAACCCGATCTTTGCTGACTATGTTCTCCAGCCTGCCGAGGAAGCTCAACAAAAGGTGCAGAAGAATGTCACCGACGACCTTGCTAAGATCTTCGCCGGCATCGAGGTTCCTGCCCAGCCTAATGGCGCACAGATGGCAATGCAGATGATCCAAGCGTATGTCCAGCAACCAGACATCATGCAACGCGCACAACAGGACGAGGCATTCGGTGCAAGGCTTCAGAAATACATGGAGCAATACCAGTTCCAGCTCCAGCAAATGCAGAACGCTGAGATCGGTCGTATCGGTACAGCCCCGGCACAAATGGGCGGAGTTCAAACCCAACAAATGCAACAAGGATGAAAGCCAAGATGATCAAACGAGCAGATGGTTCCATGTCCAAACGTGGGCTATACGACAATATCCGTGCAGCTGCTGGTTCTGGCAAGAAGCCTACCAAGGAAATGCTCAAGCAAGAACGCAAGATTAAACGCGCAGAGAAGCGCAAGTAACTTCATCAGCCATCCCTCTTAACAATGGATCTATTGCGAATCAACGCATGAACGCACAGGACGCTGTGAACTAGGTGACTCTTCAATCTAACACCAATATGACACCAGAAGAAGCAGATCAAAATGGTTTCGACCACGGGCATTATGTTGTTTGCAAGTCAGGGTCAAGACCGCTTGCATGGTTCGCATTAAAATGTGACGCTGTTGCATTCGCTGAAAGTGTGGTAAAAGATTTTTTGGTTGTACCTGCATACAAAATACCACTATGACACCAATACCGAAACCAAGCATACAAGTAGCCGTAGAAGCCCTCCGTGACCGTGAGGAGTATGCCGCTATCCTCCAGTTTATCCACGATGAGCGTGAGAAGTTCTTTGGTGACTTCCGCCAAGCAGAATCATCGAATGATGTAATGAAGCTCGCAGGAAGCATCTCTACGCTGGATGAGCTACTCTCAGTCTTGGCTTGACAAACCCGCTAGAATAGTCTAAGCATTTCTCGAACCTGCTTCGGTAGGTGTTTTGTTTCATCGTTCGTTTCATAGTTTGGGAGAAGGTCACAGGTTAAAATCTGTGGCCTTTTCTTTTGGCATCACCAACGGTTAAGTTGACTTACACTTGACTTACACTTGTGACCTTTAATTAAGACAGTCACCTCGCTTGCGCTCGATCAAACTTCCCTCCGAGAGGAAAAAGACACACCAACCTCTTAGGGCTGTGTTAACAAGCCCTATGATTCGTGGTCTACCATGTGGAACCCCTATTTCTAGAGACCCAATTCGGTTGTGCGCTCTTCCCCCCGCTTCGGATTAAAGCCTATAACGGACGCTGGATGATAGGTTGGAATCAGAGCCAGCCGCGAGCCTAATGGTAGTGAAGTATTCTCATACCCCTTTGCCCGTCCTAATGGCTGTCTCGTTCCACTAGGAACCAGCACCTTGAAAAACAAAGGGCTAGCACGAGTCGAAGTAGGAAAACTCGTGCCAGCCCTAGATCCATTGCTCTACGCGCCGGAGGGGTGAATAGTGACGTGAATCCTACTTCGTCGTCAACGCCAAAATACACTATTCCGCCCCCTAGTCAATAGGAAATCTTTAAGGTCGCAATTTGCGGCCAAGGGTTAGGCTCTCCCCAAAGATGCATGCTTAGCCCGAAAGACACACGCTAGACGGGAAAAGACGCATGTTTTTGCGTCAAATCTTGTGACAAAAAGTACCCAGTATTTGTCACGGTTTTGTCAGAAAAACTACCCATTATTTCTGACATAATGCGTCAAATTTAATACCTTACCAAACTACTTGACTTAGTAAGGATTAAATGCTTGACTTCGCTCATCGCCACCGCAGGGCGTTAACCAGCGTACAAAATGACTAATACCAATCAAGCTAACGCCGAAGCTGAAGAATCGGTGGACAATATCTCATTCGAGGAGCTTATCGCTCGGAGAATTGGGGAAGCAACTGCACCAGAGGAGACTGAAGAGGAACCCCAGGATGCCGAGGAGACCGAAGAAACCGAACCTGCCAGTCAAGATGACGAGGAAGAGGTGGAGGAAACCGAGGAAGAATCCGAGGAGGAATCAGAGGAAGCCGAGGAGCAGTCAGACATAGACCTGTTGAATCTCTCACCGGAGCAGATCCAAGAGCTTGCCAAAAAAGGTAAGAGTCGCCTCCTTCAACGGATTGGTGAACTCACCGCCCAAAAGCGAACCTTAGAGGA